ACTGACATAAAAGCGAATACCTTCAAGAATATTAACGTTTGCAACTGCTCTGAAAAGTTTTCGTTTGAGTTCATACCTTTCTACCTGCGCGTAGGGAACTTGTTCTTGGGCATGTTTCCAAAGTTCAGAAGTTCCATAATTTTGAGCACTGTTAATAAAGTCGTTGTATGCCTCGGTAACGCTATATGCACGTTCAAGAATTCTATCATCCCTTAAAATGGTATCAAACACCTCTGAGGGATCAGAATAAACGTTTTTAATGATGTAGGTATAGGAGCGAGAATGGATCATCTCCATGAACTCCCACACCTTCATACATGCTTCTAGTTCTGGTAAAGAACAATATGGTGCGAATGCCATTCCAGGTCCACGGCCTTGGACACTATCAAGCATTACTTGATATTTTAAGTTAGAAGTAAAAATATGTTTTTGTTCTGGACGAAGAGTTTGATAATCACTCCTGTCCTTTTGAAGAGAGACCTCTTCAGGTCTCCAAAAATATCCTAGTTGTTGAGTTGTTAGTTTGTCAAAGATTGGATACTTGTAAGAATCATACCTTTGAATTCCTAAGGGTTTTCCAAAAAACATGGGTTGTTTTTTCCTATCAACTTCTTCAGAATTAAATACGGTCATTTGATTGATCATATTAGTATCCTGAGAGTACTTTGAATTTAACTTAAATTTTACAAGACTCACAATCTTCTTCTCCTAGGTTTAAAACTTCGTCAAATAATTCATTAAGAGTAGCAGAGGGTTTTTTTACATCCTCAACCTCATCGGTTTTAAAATCATAAGTATTTTGATAATAGGATGTTTTCCAACCGTACTTATATGTAGTTAAAAGATCTTTAGCGACTACACTAATAGGAACTTCATTATCTGGATAATTTTCTGGATTATAGGACCAGTTTCCAGAAATCGCTTGATCGAAGAATTTTTGCATAACAGCAACAATATTAATATAACCACTATTCCCAAGCATGTCCCAAAGAAGCGTATAATTGTTCTTGAGAGTTTGGTACTGAGGAACAATTTGTTTAAGTGGACCTTTCTTTGATTTTTTAATGGACAAGAATCCACGAGGAGGTTCGATTCCATTTGTTGCATTTGACACAACGGAACTGCTCTCCGATGGCATCTGTGCGGACAGTGTTGAGTTCCGTACTCCATACCTCCTAACTTGCTCTCTAAGACTATTCCAATCATGGTTCAATTCATTAGGAACTAATTCATCCACATCCTTCTTGTATGTATCAATTGGAAGAATTCCATTTCCATATTTTGTCTTTAAATTGTATTCACATGGACCTTTTTCTTTTGCAAGATTAACCGTCGATTGAATTAGATAATATTGAAATGATTCGGTCAGATCATGAATTAATTTCCATGCTTCTGGTTGATCATATTTCAGCGAGTGTTTTGCTAAGTAATGGGCAAGACCAATATAACCGATTCCGAGAGATCTACGCGCCTTTGTTGCAATTTCTGCTGCTCTGATGGGATATCCTTGAAAATCAATGAGTTCATCAAGGCTCCTAACAGCAAGATCACAAAGAAGTTCAAGATCCTCATTACCCTTAATCTTGCCAATATTAATAGCACTAAGAATACAAAGAGCAATTTCACCATCAGGATCGTCAATATGTTGTAAAGGTTTAGTCGGAAGCGTAATTTCTTGACACAGATTGCTCATCTCAATTTTATCCATGAAGGATGAATGAGAATTGCAATGGTCAATATTCATGATGTAAATACGACCCGTTTCAGCGCGTTCTTTGAGGACACTAAAAATAAGTTCTTGTGCCTTAATAGTTTTTTTCGGAATGGACGGATCTTTCTCATATTGAACATAGAGATCGTCAAACTCAGGGAGTCCAAAGTTATCATATAATCCAGGTACATCATGCGGGGAGAAAAGCGTAATCTCACCATCTTGAATAAATCTTTCATAAAACAACTTACTAATTTGAATTGAGTAATCAAGTTTACGGACACGATTATCTTCCGTACCCTTGTTGTTTTTAAGAACAATAATATCTTCTATTTCTTGGTGCCAGATCGGAAAGTGGACAGTTGCTGATCCGCCACGGATGCCATTTTGAGTGCAGCATCTGACAGTTGCCTCAAACTTTTTGAGAAATGGGATAACACCTGTGTGTTGAACTTCTCCCCCTCTGATTTTGCTGTTGATGCCACGGATACGACCAGCATTGATGCCGATACCCGCCCTTTGAGCAACATATCGCCCAATAGCCATATCACTGCTAAAGATGCTATCGAGGGTGTCATCAACATCAACAAGAACACAACTAGCGTATTGTCTGAGAGGCGTTCTAACTCCTGCCATGATGGGAGTTGGAATATTGATTTTGTGCTTTGAGATTGCATCATAGTACTTTCTAACGTACTCTAAACGTGTTTCCTTAGGATACTTGGAAAAAATAGTTGCTGCAATGAGAAGATACATGAATTGGGGAGTTTCATAAATCTTTCCAGTGCTCCGATCTTGTACAAGATACTTGTCAACAACCTGCCTAAGACCCGCGTAGGTGAACAAGTAATCACGACTATGATCAATAAAGGATTCCAATTTTTCAAATTCTTCTTGTGTATAAAGATTTAAAATTTCTGGATCATACACACTAAGATCAACACATTTTTTAGTATGTTCAAAAACAGTTGGAAATTCGTGCATACGACCAAAAATTTGTTTGCGAAGAGCAAACAATAAAAGACGAGCAGCAACGAATTGATAATTAGGATGATCTAAACTGATTAGATCAGATGCAGAACGAATTAAAATTTCTTGAATTTCTGCTGTGGTAATTCCATCATAGAACTGAATCCCCGACTGCATTTCAACCTGCGAAGCAGAGACCCCTGCAAGGTCTCTACAGGACTCTTCAACCATCAAATGGAGTTTATTTAAATCAAGACTCTCAATTGACCCATTTCGCTTTACTACCTTTGTTCCGTTGCTCATACTTTTTTCCACTCGTTAAACTTTAGTTTACCTTCTAAACCCGAATATGTGTTTGATTTTAACACATCCATAACGTTATGTCCAGCAATCACCATGTCATTAATATCCTTTTGCTGAATACTTGTTGGCCAAATTACTATCTTATCTCCTCTATTAATAATTTTTGATAATCGATTGACGATTTCTCGATTACGTGGTTCATTATCAAAAACATAAACGTAATTACTCCACCCAAAAGATCCAATATCAACATCAGACCCACACATCGCAATAGCATTTTTTACAAATGTAGAATCAAAGGGACCTTCAACAATATAGATTGGTTGTGATGAGTCCACTCTTTCAAGACCATAAATTTTTGGAGCATCATCAACAAGCATCACGGTGATGTATTTATTTGGAGAAGGTCCGAGTGCTCTTCCTTGAAATCCAATTAGATTCGAACCTATATCATACATTGGTATAATAATACGACTCTCATCCCTACCAATAGTGCTAAAAGTTGCTTTTTGTGTGTTTGTCCACTCCTTAAATTTGTCAGCAAAATAAAACTTTTCTGGATCAAGTTTTCTCCTCTCAAGATATTCTTTTGCAATCGGAACTTCCGATGCTTTTGGTAAATTTATACTTTTCTTGAAGACCGGTTTGTTAAATTCAAACTTAGGTTCTTCAACTACAAAATTTTTACCAGTAAATCCTTCTTTAAATTTCTCTAATGTATATTGCTTGTGTAATGTTGTATCTATTTTCTTCAAAAAGTTATTAAAAGATAAACTTTCACCACAATTATGACATTTAAAGTTAGCATTATTTTTTACTGCGTAAATATATCCTCGCGTTCTATTTTTATTTTTCTTCGAATCTCCACAGATTGGACAACGAAAATTATACAGATCTTGTTTGACTTTTTTAAACTTCTGCAATCTTACTGATACAAGACCGATATATTTTGAATCAATGAGGTCCATTCATATAATAAGTCAGGATCCCTAGTATACCACGAGACCAATCGACTGTCAATTGTTTGGAGTCTTATTTTCTTGAACTGAGTGAATATGTCCCTGTCTTTGCATTTGAATTTCACTAGGAGTAAAAAATCCAGATGTTAAACTTGAGATAACTGTAATGCAAAGTGCAACCGCAGATGCTATTCCAACAGTCATCCATTTTGTTTTCGATAAATCTTCAACACTTTCTTCTATTTTTTCAATTCTTTTAACAACTGATTTATGGTCTTCTTTATTTTCTGTTTTTAAATCCTCAATCATCTTAATCAAAAGTTCATCAGTCTTTATACTCTGCTCTATTCTTTCATCATGTTTAGCAAGAATTGTAGCAATGCGCGAATTACCTTCAGAGATCTTATCAACCGCAGCTTCTAACTTTGCTAACATTTCGCGGGATAAGTCTTCATAAATGCTGAGTTTAGATTCAAGAACCGCTAATTTTGAATCTTGGGAAAACATGGTTTTATGATTGTGGTGGTTTTCTTCTTTGTAACCAGTTTTTTCTAAATCCTTTTCCGTAAATATATCTTTTTGTTTTCTTCACTGGAGGATAATCTCCAGCTTGAGATGTGCCTGCAATTTTACCAAAAGCTAAAGAATTAGTAGGTCCAGAAAAAGAAGAACCTGAATAATTTGCAGCACCTCCCAAACCAACTGCTGCACCACCGTCCTCTTTAAGGGAACGAATAATATTAATAATTCTATCAATTTTACTATCCATTTAAATTGCGTTAAGTATAGTTAAACACTTTTCATCTGCATCAATCTTATGCAGTTCACTTTTTGGATAATCGGGAATCCTGTTTAGAAAAATTAAAAAACTTTTAATTACAGGCCAAAGATTGGTGTCTAAATTATAAAATAATAAGGGGATGGCGGCATCATTAAATACATTAAACAAAACAGTTAGATGATTAAGTATCAGGTGTGTTTTTAACACACCTGTGCTTTCATATTTTTTCAACAATCGTTTAATATATTTAATTCGTTTTAAGTCGTCTTCAAAATCCTCTTTTGTGACAGCTTGAGGGTTGTCATAGAATTTTATAGCAAATAACAAATAGTTATTTTCATTCAACTCATCAAATCTCATATCATGCTTTAACTGTCAATACGGTAGTTCCAATTCCAACTGGGGTTCTTAATCCATCATTAGAGACCGAACGCCATGTTCCAGCACCACCAACATTATATAGGATGTTTTCATTAAATGATGCAGTTGTTACGTCACCTGCTGCAACAATATCAGTAATGACCCCAACAACACCACTTCCAAGAGCAATTGTCAGGACTGTATTAATTCCAGAAGATGGAGAGGTGAATGCAAACGAAACTCTATTTGTAATTTGACCATTATAGTTTCTTGTTAAAACTGGACCAGTGCTAACATTTGTCCAGTTTGCAATAGTTACTCCAGGTGTAATTGATGATGCATATGCAACAATAGCAGATCCAGTAGCAATTCCCGTTCTAGTATATGGACGAATAACTACCTGTGCATTTCTTGACGCATACACAATTTCATTATAAACAAGATGAACATATGCAGTAGTATTTGTAGAAATAAAATTAGTTCCACCAGCACCAATTGAAATTGGAGATGCTTCGTTTGGATCTTCGAAAAATACAGCAACTGGAGTTGCAGCACCAAGACCTGGAGAAGAAGTTAAGTTTGGTGCCAATGATCCACCCACAGTTGTTAATCCTGCAACTGGAATTAAAATTTCATCAGCATATCTCGTACCAATTCCAGAATGCTCGGTTGTTTTATAATTTCTTTTTACCCAACCTCTGATATCAGCAAAACAATCCCAAGGTTGACGATTTCTATCGGTGTTTCTTAGATACTTAGGAAGTGCAAAATTATTGGCCGCAGTATCAGCTACAGTTGAAATGCCCCATAGAGCCATGTTTCTTACCCTTAATTCTTTATTATATTGATATTTATAAAAAAAGGAGACCTTGAATTTGGTCTCCAGTATTTATTTAATTTCTTAACTCAGGGAGTTAAATCTTTTGCACCTTTCTTTTTCAATGCTGCTTGTGCTTGAATAAGAATAAGCGATAAAATACCATTGGATTTAACCTTTGGATTTGCTCCAAGTGCTTCCGAAATTGCGAATGCAACTGTTGCGATAAGTGCCTGGTTGGCATTTGCCCAAGCAATAATTGCTGCGATTGACATAATAACCTCCGTGTGAAGAGTGTCCTGGCCTATTTAGGAATCAATCAAATCTTGAGTGCATCATGTCTTGTGCTCTTTGAGCATCTTCACGACGCCTTTTAACTTTTTGTGCAGGAGAAGAAACCCCAGATCCAGGTTGTCCAGCCTCAGGTGGTTTCTTACCTTTTTCTTTTTTAACCCCTCTTGGTTGAACACCAGCTCTTCCAGAACCCATGCTTCTCATTACTGATCTCAGTGCTTGAGAATTAGCATCACTTCCACCCATTGTTCCACCAGAAGATGTTGGTCTGCCAGTTCTAAAAGACCTTCCAGTTTCTCTAGCGAATCTATTTAATTCATCAAGATTCTCTTCATTTTCTTCACCAACCATTATTACACTTTTTACACCCATTGAATGTAAGGTATTTTTTACCTTTGCATCTTTGGCAAAGTTACCTCTTTTATCATCGGGATTAATTTTCTTAAGGTCTGATGTCATATTTGGATCAGACTTTTCAGACTCTTTTTTTCTGATTACAATTGCAGGCATTCCAGTTTCATCAAGTTCAATCGATTCTTTTTTTACATGCCCAGGAAGTCCTTTATGTTTTGTAGATGCAAACTTTTCAGCTTCTGTATCACTAATAGATTTTGCTGCCTTTTTAACTTCAGGGGAAGCACCTTTCATTTTGCCAGTTTTATAGGCATGAACCATTCCAAAAAACTTTTGTTGAGCAGTGCTAACTGCTTTTTCTTCAATGGTTTCTTCTTGTACTTGACTACCAAGAGTTGGATAAACAGTAATTAATTTTTTATTGTTTACTCCTTTTCCAGTAATTTTTCTTTCATTTTTATTATCAACTTTCATTTTTTCATCAAAAAATTCTTCTTTGGTAATTGCTGCAGATCTTACATCTCTACGGTGCTTTAGATACTTATCTGTTTTTGTATTTTTTTTACCATCATTATCAATATCATCATCTTCTTGTCCTACTGGATCAAGTGTTTCATCAAACTTCTTTCTAACTGTGGCAACCATATCTTTATGTGCCTTAGTTTTCTTCATATCTTCAACTGCTTTTTCATTTGCTTCACGACGCTTCTTCATATCTGTCTCAAGATGAGAGGATTCTCCAAATGCCTCCATTCTAGCCTTCTTGATTGCCTGACCAATTTTATTGCGGCGATTCAATATATAATCATCAGTTTTATTTACCTTACCATCATTGTTTACATCAGAATCTTCTTTTCCAACTGGATCAAGACCCTTACCTGCTGCAACAGATGCAGTTTGCTTACCTTGTCTCCTTTCACCCTCATAAGGATCACCATACTCAGTCATTTCAACTTCTTTAATATTTGGATTAGCGCGAAGTTGATTAATTTTTTCACGTGTTGCATAACGAACATAAGAACGATTAGTATTCTTATCAGTAACTCTTATTTTGTACTTTTTTACACCGGCTTCCCTATCAACTCTTTCAATTTCTCTTTTTATATAACCTCTTTTAAGTTCTTCTAGATATTCTTCATCAGTTTCTTGAGTACCTTCAACAAAAACTTTAAACATTGCTGTAGCAATTCCGTCAGAAATCATATTTGAAATTTCATACTCTTCAAATAATTTCTTTCTTACGGCAATTTTTTCTGCACCACTAAGAGATGCATTTTGCATATATTGAGAATATGCTTGTGCTAAAGGAATTTCTTCTCTTCTTGCTCTATAGCGAATATCATATACTGCTTGGCGAATTCTTTTATCCTCACTATCTGGACCATCTCTCCTATCCGATTGTTGCCCAGATGGTCTGCTTGGTCTTGGGGCAGCAGCAGGAATATCCTTTCTAGATGGCAAATCCTCAAAAATGTTATTGTTACTCATTTGGAGTCTTTTCTAATTTTACTCTTCTTATACTTATTTATGAAATTAATTCCATATGCACGTTGCCATTGAGCAAGATACTCTTGACCAGTTCCAATAGCGCCTGGAGTTTGTTTTGCTGCATATTTAAAAAATCCTAAAGTTCCCACAAGAGTATTTGGTTTTTTAGGTTGTCTATACATGCCATCAACTTGTTTTTCTTGATATGCCTCTTTTACATCTTTAATCCAGGATTTAAACATAATATTATCTTCTGTTACACAAATAAGATAATTTGTACCTCTACGAATAATTTTACCAACTAATCCTGTATTTAAATTTTCTACAAAAGTTCCAATTTGGAATATTTTTTCGGTGATATAATTTTCTCTAAGATTTTTCCAATAAAACTTTGGTGCAATCTCCCAGTCTTCATATTCTTCTTTAATGTTCATTGCCTTACGCAAATCATTAAAAAGTTGAAGGGCTTGTTTTCTATTTACTGTTTCTGGAAGACCTTCTAAAAATGTAAAAAAATCTCCTTTGGCGGCCGCCATTCTCATTTTAGAAGCAGAAACACCCTCAATTCCTTCTCCATCTGGATCTCTTTCTCCAGAAGAAATTATATTAATTGCATCAAATTGGTAAAGTTGACCATTGTAATTATTAGCAAGTCTTTCAAATTCAGGTACTCTATCTCCACCAGCAACAATCTGCACATTTGTGTATCCATCATTATGCGCCTTTTTAAGAACATCAAAAATTGTCTTAAAATTCACATCATTGATAATTCTTTCACTATGCTGAGGAAAAAACTGTCTCATTAAACTTATTTTCGTATCAGCATCTAATGGATTTTTTTTCTTATCTTGAGTCCTAGAAGGAACAATAAGATAATCTTCTTCTCCTGCAGATTGAGCAGCAGTATCAAGAAGTTGCAAGTGACCAATAGTTGGCGGATTAAATCTACCAAATGCAATCGTTAAAGTTCCCTTTGTTTTTTCTACTGGAGGTGGACCATCTTGCTCTGGTGGAACTTCTTGTTGCGCTTGTTCTGGAGGAACTTCTTGAGGTGCTGCTTGCTGACTAGGAACTTCTTGTTGAGTAGTAGATCCATAACTTGAAGAAGAAAGACCTTTTTCTTGAGGTGTTTGTGCAGGATCTTTTCCACCAATAACTTGCCTTTTATTATAAAACACAAGTTTTCCTTGTTCAGTTTTTGCTACAAATTCTCCAGTTCCTTTGTCGTACCATCCACCATGACCATCTCCACGCAATCCCATGCGCTTAGCTTGTTGCACTGCAACACTCATTCTAGCTTCCGAAACAAACTGAAAAAATCCTTTCATTTTTTATCCCAATTTTTTTCTGAATTAAAGTTGTTTTGACTAAACTCAAATCTATCTACAAGTTTAACAGCAGAATTAGATTTGATAGCAACAAAACCTTCAGGTGCAGTTACTTTATAACCATTGTCAGTTTTCAAAAAAGTTCCAACTAATTTATTTTTTTCCAACTGACGAATCACCATGTTTTTAGCAGTTTGTAAATTAATATAAGAAGCAACTGTCATATAAATTGCTCTTTGATTTGCAACAATAAACCTTAATCCGTCTTTTTTAATCATTATATATTTATTCTTTACCGAATCATTTTTTTTAGATTCAATTTCCTTATCTAAAAGAGACAAATAATATTGAGCAAAATTGTTAGCGACATCCTTTACATTTACAAGAACTTTCCGCTCTCTTACATAAGAATTGAAAAATTGTTTAAACAGTGTAGACATAACATATTTCGATTCTCCTTCACTTTGAATTAAATCCAAAAAACTAGAAGATTGTTTCAATGAACCTTCAGCACGTCGAATTGCAGATCCATAATGATTTAACTCAAGATCATTAAAAGGAATTACCTTTTTAATTGTAGATGAAAAAACACAAACTTCGGGAATTTTCCTAAGGGAATCTTCATTAAATCCAAACTTGGATTCCATGTCACTGAAATTTTTTCCCTCATAAATTGTGTGAAAAACTATTCCCAATTTCGCTACTTTTACTTTTTCAAATAGATCCGAATTAATTGGAACAGTATACGTGATTGTATTTGGAGTGAATTTAATAACCTTTTCTCCATCTATTGTATCAAATTCTTTATCATCCGTAAAAAGAAGATCTCCCTGAACTACTCCTTTAATTCCAATCAAAGGAAGATATTTTAAACAATCGGAAAGTTTATTTGCCAATTCTCCACTATAAAGAGTTTCAATATCCGATTGTGAATAACAAATTTTTGGGGTCTTTTTGTTAAACACCGATTTAGTGCCAACAAAGAATTTATTGGATTCTGGATGAATTCCACATACAACAGCAGGAGCTCCATCCCATTTTGTAGTTAGAGTAATATCTGAATTTTTTCTAGACAAATTTTTCCCAAGAGAACGAAGAATTTCAATAACCTGAAATCCTCCCTCAGATCCTTTATTCAGGATTACGTCTTCTAAGTGCTCAAGGTGTATGTTTTTCATTTTTTGGATTGGTTGTAAACCCATTTTACTTGTTTGTACAAAAAAAGTCAGGACACTGTGCCACTTTTAAAATTGTCATATGCCCGTGAGAAGATTCGAACTTCCACTATATGGATTCTAAGTCCACCCTCTCTACCATTGGAGTACACGGGCTAAAAGGGAAAAATTTTCCCTATTTGTTCTTACAGATCGTCTTCAGATCTATTTTCCGAATAGAAAACATCAAAAGCACCTTCAGGATAACGCTTTAAAAGTTTTTCTACATTTTGAGAGATGACATCATCAAAAGAGACATCCAATGCCATGCAAGCTTGAGCAACATACCACATGACATCTCCAAGTTCAATAATGAGATGCCTACGATTATCTTCATTCCATGGTTTTCCTTGAAAAATCATTTTTTTAACAATTTCAAGAAATTCTCCAGCTTCTGCATTAATTCCAACTCCAGCAGTTAAGAGTCTTTCAATATTTGCTCCTTTTTCATCCAATTCAACCAATCGATCTGAAAGGGAAAGAAAATCTTTGGACGCATCACTAGTAACTTCGTCAACAAAATTTTGGTATTTTGCAAAATCAATTTTTTTAGACATAAAAATTAAAATGGATCTAATGGGTTTACAGTTTGGACTCCAATATTGATAAAACTAGAAATAGAAATTCTATTTGTATCATTATACCAATTTGGTTTTAAATATGGTGAATGAATTTGAAACGTTGGATAAAGCACTAAACTATTATACTCGTAAGGTGAAATAAAGTCAATCTTCCAATTTTCATCCTCTTCAAAAACTTCCCAAGATTTTTTAGTGAGAGGATAAGGATTTATTTCTTTATTAAATGACATAAGTTCTCTTTTTGTCATCTCCAAAAGATTTGATTTTCCTTTATATGACCACATCGCAGTGCCACCTTCCATATCCTTTGTCAATCCTAAATTAACAGCAAGATTAGCTGAATTTTGAATATAGTGAAAAATAGGATAATCAATTCCAAAACTCACATCAACATGTGGATGGTTGGAATAACAATCCATATTACCATTCATACAATGAATTGTTGCAAATACAATATAAGAATGATTTGGATTAAAAATAGTATTAACAGCATCAAGTAAAAATTTACCATGACTTTGTAAATGAAGTTCTGGAATTGAAAATCCCTTACCAACAGCGGCACCTGAAATCATATTATCAAAGAAAGGAAAAGAAGTTACCAAATCATAAAATTGATCTGGATACTTCAAAAAGTCTTTTACAACTAAAACTTTACCTTTACCATAATTAATAGATTCAAATTCTAAGTTGTTAATCTCAGTAAATTTAAACCATTCATCAGTAATTACTCTTATCATTTTTTAAAAATCTTCCAAAGGATTTAATTTTTCAGTATTAACTTTTATAAAACTTGCACTCGTAATTCTATCAGTATCAACGTACCAATTTTTTTCAATATATGGTGCATGAATTTGAAATGTAGGATAAATTATCCATGTATTATAATCTAATGGACACAGGTATTCAATTTTCCAATTTTTATCTTCTTCCAGAAGTTCCCAGTTCAAAAGAGGCCCAGATGGATTTATTTCAATTGCATCAACAAATTCAACTACCTCTTCCTTTTCCATTTCAAGAATATTACACTTTCCTTTATGTGACCACATTGCTGTGCCACCTTTCATATCTTTAGTTAATCCAATATTTGATGCAATATTATTTGATCCAGAAATAATACCTTCTACATCTTGGTTTAGATCAAAACTAAAACATAAGTCTACATGAGGATGATACGAATATGTTTCCATTCCTCCATTCATACATGCAATACTCATTAAATCTAAATGAATATCTTTCGTATTAAAAATTTTTGAAAGAGAATCAATCAAAAATTTTCCATGACTTCTTGTATGGATTTTTGGAAATGTAAATCCTTGACCTGACATAGCGCCAGAAAAGATATTATCAAAAAAGGGGAAGTCTTTAACTAAATTATGAAACTGATCCGGATATTTTAGAAAATCTTTTACAATTAAGACTTTACCTATATCATTATTTCCAAATTTTACTATTTCATAATCAGTATTATTTACTTCAGTATATTTTACCCAATCTTGTGTTACTCTCTTTACCATTAGAACTTAAACCCTTCAAAAGATTTTTTAGGTTTCTCCTTTTGGTATATATCATCCTCTTCATCATCGACTCCCTTGTCAATAATATCTTTCTGTGCAGTTTGTTCACAATCATATAGTCTCATTTTTGCTCTATCAATTCCCACAATAAAACGTTTATGAATTGTTGGATCATTATAACGATTCTTCAATTGTTTTACCATGATCTGACCCAACTGCTCAAGTTCTTCAGTACTAATAAGGGCAAACATAAGATCAGCAGTAGCAGGGAGACCAAAGGATTCAGAAGTATCAGTAAGTTCAACATCAGAACTACCA